TGGTGGAGATGGGGGGAATCGAAACGAAGGCCCCTAATTGCACCGAAAAGTGGGCGCGCCTATCTCTGCGCGCCACTACAGCGCCACAAGGTTTAGCGGAATATGCGGCCCCAGCCGCCGGGCTTCGGGGCGGGCTACTGAGGCGCGCCGGGCCAGCGGATAGGCGCGGATGCGGGCTGAGCCTGCGCGGCCTTCACAGCGGCGCGGGTGTGTGCAACGAAGCGCATCAGTCCGTCAACAGCTTTGCGCTCGAAATGGAGAGTCAGCAGCGCTTGCCGTGTCTCGATCATGAGCCACTTATCGCCGCCGCTCCTCTTCTTCGCAGCGAACGCGAGGATGCCGAGTGCGACGAGGCGTGTCGCGGTCACGCGCGCCTGCATGGCCTCGCCGTCCTCGACCTCGACGCTGACGACATCAGTCAGCGGGATCCGCTGGATTGGCTCTCCGCGCCGCTTCGAGTCATACAGGAGCTCCGTGTCGGTGCAGATGATCTCCGCAGGGTCGGATGAGTAGAGGCGGAAAGCGCCTTTAGGGCGGTGCATAGCTCCTCCTTTGAGTGCGACCTACCTATAAGGGCAGTCTACAGCTCGCGCGAGGACGTGGAGGCTATTCCGGGGAGGCTTCGTCCGAGAGGCGCTGCTCCGCCTCGGCAGCTACATCGGCGCCGCTGACTCCGAGCGCATCGCACATCGCACCGAAGTCGCTCATCGTGCAAACCGTGTCGCCCGCGAAGATCTTGTAGCAGCGCGCGCGAGTGATGCCGGCGCGCTCAGCGAGGCGGTCGATGGTTAGGTCCAGACTTTGCAGACGCTCCTTGAGTACAGCTAAGACAGCGCGTTCAAAGGGACTCGATTTAAGAGATCTGCTTCCCATGAGGTAAGCATATCTACTTTTGTAGACCCATGTCACATGAAAGCGAGTTGCAAAATCTCCAAATGTAGACTTATATAGTAGTCATTGGTCTACAAATGTAGAAAGGAACCATGAGATGACGGTCGCAGCCGTAATCAAAAGCATGGCCCGTGAGCTGGGCATCTCTCAGACGGAGCTCGCCGCCCGCGCTCGCATGAGCCGCGCGAGCCTGTCCCTCAAGCTCAACGAGCGCCGAGATCTGACCTTGCCGGAAGTTGAGCGCCTTGCCGCAGTGCTCGGGACGTCCGTCCGGGAGCTCCTCGACCGAGTCGAGCGCACCACCGAGACCGCGCCCGCACCCGAGAAATCGCGAGGCTATGCAATCGCCGACAAGGCGACCGGCGTCGTGATCCTCCAGGCATCGCACGGCAGCATCTACGACGAGGACATCCCGGCATGAGCGACGTCGTCATGGTGACTATCTGCCTGATTCTCGCGGTCGCCGGAGTCCCGGTCCTCTTCTGCGTCGGATACCTCGTTTTTACCTACGGTGGGCGCATGTTCGAGTCGGCGCTGGACTCGCTTGAAGCGATCGCTGACCTGGGCATCGACGCGGGTGAGCGGATCGAAGAAGCGATCGACAAGGCGGTGCAGGGGAAATGACCGCAGTTCACCCGTTCGCTCCGGACCGCTGGTACTCCGCGCAGCAGGTTCAGGAAACCCTCAGCCTCTCGCGCTCAACCGTTGAGCGTCTCGGAGTCGAGGGCAAGGTCGCCGCAATCAAGATCGGACGGAGCGTCCGCTACAGCGGTGACGACCTCAACAGCCAGTGCCAGAGCCTCGGTTCCGGCCTCACCGAAAAGAAGAGCTCCCAGCGGTAGAAGCGCTGGGAGCGAACAGAACCCCTAGAGAAGGAAGATTCCTTGAACAAGCCTAACACACGCCGCCGCCACCTGCGGCCCTGGCGAACCCTCATCGGCTGCGCCTCACTCGCCGCCGGCCTCACACTCGGGTTCGCAATGCGAGGCCTCGACAACCCCGACGGTCTCCCTGAGTGGACCTTCTGGCCCGCCCTCGGCCTCGCCGCGCTCGCGGTCTGCTTGATCCGCGCCGACTGGAAGGCAGGCCGACTGTGAGTGCCTCGGCCATCTTCGTTGTCGTGGTCCTCCTCTTCGTCGGCTGCGGCCTGCTGACCTGGATCGCAGTCCGAGGGGCCTCTCGTGCGGCTTCCATCGAGGAGATCGCTGCGCGTATGGCACGCTCCGCGTCGAAGGCAAGGGCGAAGGGCACGACGCTACTCGAGCGTCACGTCAATTTCGACTACTACGACGTCGACGGCGAGGCCCCGCTGCCTCATCTGATCTGCCTCGCGACGCAGGACGTAGTCATGGAGGCAGAGCTCAACAACTGTTACGCGCTGGATACGCCGAAGATCGCGGTCGATCTAGACCGTCAGCAGATCCACGTGACCCTCGAAGTTCTCAGGCTCGATGAGCCGAGCATGGAGGTGAGGGCCTGATGCGGGAGAAGCCGCCCCTCGATGTCGAGATCACGCGGGCGATCGCCCGTGCGCACATCCTCTACGCGAACCGTCCGCATGTCGACGAGCGTGTGCATCGCCTGGTCATGGAGGCCTGCGCCTGCGCCGCTCACCATCCGGTCGAGGTCAAGCCCTCGCGTTCGGCGCTTGCGCCGATGAGGCCTCGCCGATCCGCTTAACCGCCAACACCAAGAACAGAAGGAACCACAATGAGCAAGAAGATCTGGGCCGCAGGCGCTGCCCTCACCCTCGCAGCCCTAGCGCTGCCCTACGGTGCCGCATACGCTGCCGACGAGGCCACGCCGACCATGACCGCGCAGGTCACGAAGGCGACCTCGGCCTCCCGCCAGACCTCGTCCGAGGTCGCAGTCGAGGGCACCTGGTCAACGCCGAAGCTCACGGTTGGCCAGCACTTCACCGTTGCCAGCAAGGACGGTGGTTTCAAGTGGCTGGCATCGTTCCCGTTCGTCCTCGACGATGGGACCAAGATCGGCGACTGCGAGGCCAACGAGGCGACGCTGACCTGCACGGTCGATGAAGTCCCCGCGTCATACGCGGACAAGAGCGACGTGACCGGAAACTTCCATGCCCGCGCGCGTCTCTCGGACGCCGCAGTCGGCACCGAGGACACGCAGATCGTCGTGAACGGCGAGGTCACGCGAACGCTCGTCTGGGGCGACAAAGACGGCACGGGCACCTGCACGAACGATTGTGCGGAGCCTGCGCACTTCGAGTACGCCGCGCCCGAAACTATTAAATTCGGGTGGACCAACGCCGACAAATCGATCAGCTGGGGCATTAAGTGGGCCGTCGAGGCAGGCAAGACCTACACGCTGACGGACGAGACGAACGCTCTCCCGAAGGCCGTGAAGTGCAGTAGCGGTCCGACCTGGGATCCGGCGACTACGACCTGGACCGACGGCACGCTCGACGAGTCCGCGCACACGCTGACGTTCACGCCGCCCGCAGGCTCGCTGGTGTGCGTCGTCTACCCTGCGCCGACCCCGCACGTCGAGGGCCAGGACGCCTACACCAACCGCGCGACCATCAACGGCAAGAGCCTTGAGGCAACCGCGACGATCAAGGCCTCGGGCGGTACCGACGGCGACGGCAAGATCAAGCCGAAGCCTGCGCCGGTCCCCACGCCTGACCCGAGCATGCCGACCCCCGCGCCGGTCCCGTCTCCTCTCCCGAAGCCCTCACCGAAGCCGACCCCGGTTCCGACTCCTTCGGCTGAGCCGCAGTCCACGCCAACCCCGACGCCTACTCCTACGACCGATCCGACGCCGGGCACGGTGAAGCCCGCGCCGAAGCCTGAACCGACCTCGACTCCCACAGTCGAGCAGTCGAAGCCCGCGCCGGCCGCCGCCCCTGCCCCGCAGGAGCGCCTCGCTAAGACTGGCGCAACCGCTGACGGCCTTGTCATCGCAATCGGGATCATCGCTTTCGGCATTGGCGTTGGCCTCGTCATCCTCCGCCTGCTCGAAGGCCGTAAGCACGAAGAGGAGACCGCCCGATGAGCACAAAGCACCTCACAAACCCGGTGGCACTCACCCTCGAGCTCGACGACCTCGGGTGGCTGCGCAACTTCCTCAAGGAGGAAAGCCTTCACGCTGAGATCGACCACGAGGAAGTCGAGAGACTCCACACCGACGTGGCGATCCGCACCGCAAAGGCAGTGCTCAGTAAGGAGCACGACAGGATGACGGAGATCATCGAAGCCCTGGACGAGGCCATGGTCGCAAACGACGAGCGCGAAGCCATAGCAAAGCGGCTCGCCGCGACGGTGCCCGTCATGCATGACATCGCTAACACCCACCACTAAGCAAGGAGAAGGACTATGAGGTTCAAGAACACGATCACTGTCGAACTTAATCAGGTCGACGCAGCAATCGCAGCCGTCCTGCTAGCAGAGCGCGCCGGCACCGCAGCCTTCAATGCACTGCTCTCAGACGAGACCGCAGAAATCGGCGGGACCACCAACAGAGGGGACCGCGCGCTCGCGGACTCGTATCTCAGGGTCGGCAACGCTCTGACGTTCGCGATCATGGGTGAGAAGAGCAATCAGGGCTTGCAGAGTACCGGGACACTTGCCCGCAGTACCGCGCTGATGGCCGACGCCATGCGGGCATCAGTTGCGGTCTCAGGAGTGAGCAAGGACGAATCATGAAGGTCGCGCACGTTGCCGTCTACCTCGATGCCGAGCAGGCGAAGCTAATCCGCTGGGATGCTCAGGAGGCTGTCCTCGCTGCGGATGAGGATCTGGAACTCACGCAGAAGCTGCACGATGTGAACGCCCGCCGCCTCGCTCGCGAAGCGATCAGCGCGAAGCGGGACATCTACCAGGAGATCGTCGATAAGGCTCAGGAAGCCTGCGAGAAGCTCAACAACGGCGAGTACGAGTACATCGACGACGTCGATTAGTGCCCCATCTGCTCCCCGGTGAGCGCGGCCACGGGGAGGCCACCCGCAAACCCAGAAAAACACAGCGGGACCGGCAGCAAGACCGCGCAGCCCGACCAGCAGACCCCCGGGTGCAAGTCCCGGGCGGGCACGAAGCCCACGCCACGAGCGCGCAGGGCGAGACCCCATAGAGAAGGACCACCAATGACCACCATCAACGAGATCAAGGACAGGCTGAACGCCGTGGCGTTCGCTGGGCGCAGCTACGCAGGCGCAGACCGCACCGCGATCGCGAAGGCCTACACAGACGCTGTCGCTGCCTTCGACCAGAACGCAGCCGTGGATATGGCGTACCTGCTCGACCGTGTCGATGAGCTGCAGGACGCGATCGCCGTCGCAGCTTCGGACCTCGCCGACGTAGCAAGCTACGTCGCCGCCAGGTACGCCGGCACACCCGACGAAGCCAGCGAAATCCGCCTAGCAATCGGCGAACCAATCGACGCCCTAGTCAACGTCTCACAGGGCACACCGATCACACCCGAGGAGGCCGGGGAATGAGCGGCGCCGGACTCCTGAGCGTTGAGTGGGAGATTACGGACCAGCATCTCCCGATGCCACACATTGTTGCGACGGCCTGCGCAGCGTTCGTCGAGGAAGTCGAGAGCCGCGGACTCGTCATCCGATCCGGCCCCTCCCCCTCGGTCCAGCACGCGCTCCGACTCGTCAAGGTCACGGGCAAAGTCGCCAAGCCTGACGACGTCGTCGAGGAACCACAGCCGCCGCACACACTCCGCCGCTGCCCCGCCTGCGGCGTCCACATCTACGACCTGACCGATGTTGAGGGAGACGACAAGTGATCGAGATCAAGACCGTGCGCACCGTCCACGCCTACCGCCGCTGCCCCGTCTGCCGCACCCAGCTCGCACCGAAAGGCGCGAACGTCAGCATCACAATCGACGCCGAAAACGAAGCGACCGCAATTGAAGCGTTCACCCACAAAGCCTGCGCAAAAACCGTCATCAGCTTCACCCGCGAGCGCGGATACACGCCTGCCGAGCTCGCGGAGGTCGGCGTCTGGGCTGAGGAGCAGCGATGAGGCTCCCGATCAGGATCCAGCGCCGCCGCGCTCGCGGCTGGAAGATGCCGGCGCACACGAAGTATGTAGGGCGAGGAAGCCTATACGGCAATCCGTTTAGGGTCGCACGGTCGGCGCGTGAGCTTGAGGAGGGCGGCGAGCTTGTTGTCGCGTCGGCGGATGAGGCTGTCGCTCGGTATCGCGAGTGGATCGAGCAGACGCGAGAAGGCCGGTTCGTAGCGTCATGCGCAGCCCGGAATCTGTGGGGCTTGGACCTGGCTTGCTGGTGCAAGCTCGATCAGCCTTGCCATGCAGATGTGCTCTTGGAGATCGCGAACCCGCGCGGTGAGCGCGAGTTCGAGAACCGTTATTACAGGATGTGGGACCGAGACGAGGCCGCAGAATGACAACTGTCGGCAGTCTCTTTACTGGCTACGGCGGTCTAGATATGGCCGTGCGTATGGCCCTTGATCCGGCTGCGCAGGTCGCTTGGACGAGCGACGTTGAGCCGGGGCCGTGCAGGCTTGCTGAGGTGCGCTGGCCGAGTATCCCGAATATCGGCGACATCACGCAGGTTGATTGGTCGGGAGTCGAGCCGGTGGACATTATCTGCGGTGGCTCGCCGTGTCAGGATCTGAGCCTCGCGGGGCGGCGCGCGGGAATGGCCTCGGGCACGCGCTCGGGCCTATGGGAGTCGATGTACGAAGCGATCAAGACGCTGCGTCCGCGTTTGGTCGTGTGGGAAAACGTGCGAGGAGCTTTGACAAGTGGAGCCTACAGTCTGGTGGAACAAGAATCGCGACTGCTGGGAGACCGAACAGATGGACCTGCTCTCAGAGCGGCAGGCCGTGTGGTCGGAGATCTGGCCGGCCTCGGGTATGACGCGCAATGGTGCGTTGTCCGAGCTTCCGACGTCGGCGCCCCTCACCAGCGAGAACGCCTGTTCCTTACTGGCCACCCCGCAGGCGAACCTTGGCAGCTGCGGGGGCTCGCAGCCTCCACAGAAGCGCAAGGAGGGCGGGCACTCCGTGAGTCTCGCGGATCAGATCGAGCACCTGGCACTCTGATCCCGACGCCGACTGCGTCGGACCACAAGGCCGGTCGTCATCAGGAGGGGACGGGCATGAGCCTCTCGCAGGCAGTGCAGATGCTGCCGACGCCGCAGGCGACGAACGCAACGGCTTCCTCGACTGGATACGGGGCGAATCTGCACGAGGTGGCGCGCGAGCTGCTGCCGACCCCGTCTGCGTCGGATGCGATTATGGGCCTTCCTCGGACGAGCGGGCGCCCGCCTGAGAAAGCAACCAAGCTCGCGACGCGCCTTGAGTACACCGACTACGGAATGTACGCGCCCGCGATCACGCGCTGGGAGCAGGTGCTAGGACATGAGGCTCCGGCGCCGACTGTCCCGCCGACGCGCGAGGGGGGGCGAGCACGCCTCTCAACGAAGTTCGTCGAATGGCTCATGGGATTGCCAGACGGTCACGTGACCGGCGAGGATCTCGGCCTGACGCGCGAGCAGCAGCTCCGACTGCTCGGAAATGGCGTCGTCCCGCAGCAGGGCGCAGCCGCTATCTACCAGCTCACCAAGATCGCCCTTGAGGAGGCAGCATGACCGGCATCGACCCACTGAAGGACATCCCAGGTGTCGAGGAGTTTCAGGAGCGCGCGCTCGTCCGCGCGGTCCGGCTAACTCGTGAGAACGCGGAGGCGATCGCCCGCCGCGCGCGCAAGCGTTGCGGCTTCACGCCGGACGGGCGGGTAATGCTCGTCGAGCACACCTACACGATCTGGGCGCTTGAGGGGGACATGATCGTCGCACGCCCGGGCAGTATGCGTCTGTCGAACCGCATCCCGGAGGACTTCACAGCCTGGTACACGAGGCCGGGCGAGCAACTCACAGAGGAGGATCTGTGATGAGTCCGCAGCTGGTGTGGGAGTCGCGAGTCTTGCCACTGACGCGCAGCAAGCTCATTACCGCCAACGACAAGATGCACTGGGCCGCACGCGCGAGGCTCACAAAGCAGCTCCGCCAATGGGGATACCTGCTTGGCCGTGAGGGTGAAGGCGTCGCGCGCCTCGGGCTGACGCACGCTCGCGTCGAGGTCGAATTCGCCTATCCAGACAGGCGTCGGCGCGACCGCAGCAACCTCGCGCCGACGGTGAAGGCCCTCATGGACGGCCTGATCGACGCCGGGCTGCTTCCCGATGACGCGGACCGCTTCCTCGACGGACCGCACACCGTCATCGCGAACCACCTGGCGGGGAAGCACCTGAACATTCCGATGTATGAGGTCCGCATTCACGTGTACGCGGACACCGAGAAGAAAGAGAGCAAGTAATGGCCGGAGATACCGTCATCACTGTCATCGGTAACCTGACCGCTGACCCCGAACTGCGTTGGACGCAGTCCGGCGACGGCGACACCCTCTTCATGCGCTGCTCCGTGTGGCGCGAGACCGCTGAGAACGTCGCCGAGTCGCTGCGTAAGGGTATGCGCGTCATCGTTCAGGGTCGCCTCACCCAGCGCTCGTATGACACCCAGCAGGGCGAGCGCCGCACGGTCGTTGAGCTGCAGGTCGACGAGGTCGGCCCCTCCCTGCGCCGCGCACGCGCGCAGGTCATCCGCGTTCAGGCACAGGCCGCGAGCGCGCCGTCCGCGAGCGCATCGGCCTCTGGCGGTGCGGCTGGGTGGGGGCAGCAGGAGGCTCCGCAGCATGACCCGTGGGGTGAGCCTGGCGGGTCGGCGTTCGGGTCTGAGCCGCCGTTCTGATGGAGCGGCATTGTCCGGACTGCGGTGAGGTTCTCGCTGCAGGGCATGCGCGCTGTAGGCCGTGCTTCCGGAGGTTTGAGGCTGAGTATCAGCGGAAAACTGAGAGGGACTGGATGAGGCGCAACTTTCCGGAGTTTCGGCCCCGGGATCTGTTCCCGGAGGACTACTGGGAGCAGTCGGAGATCAAGAACACAACCGTAAAGGAGGGCGACTAATGGCATGGGTCCGAGTGGGCGACGAGGCGTTGAGCCACCCGAAGCTCATGAGCTTGTTCGACGTGGAGGGGGCCGAGGACATCTCGATTATCGAAATGTTCGGCTTCCTAATGGCGCTCGCGACCTACTCGGCCAAGCACCTAACCGACGGAATCATCGAGAGGGGCGCAGCTTTCCGCGACGGCGAGCGCTCGCGGGTTGTGCGCCTCATCGATGCGGCGGTGGCCGCAGAACTGCTCACGTGGGTTGAGGTGGACGGCGCGAAGAAACTGCGCTTGTTCACGGATGAAGAGTTCATTCATATCCAGCCCCGTGAAGAGGTTATGCGGCGCCGCGCCAGGTCGCGGGAAAACCGCGACAAGGACAAGAAAGCTGCTGTGATCTTCCGCGACGGAGATCAGTGCCGTTACTGCGGCAAGCTCGTGCGCTGGACCGGCCCGATTGGCAACAACTTCGGCACGCTCGATCACGTCGATCCGGACTCGCTGGGGGACGCTCCAGTCGATGGTCTCGTGGTCGCATGCCATGAGTGCAATTCCTCGCGCGGTCACGCGCGGGAGGCGTTCGACGCGGCCTCGCCGCTGCGTCCCGTCCCGTCCACGCCTTATTACGGCGTGTGGTCGGCTGAGTTCCTTACCAGGTGCGGATATGAAGCCGTGCCGTCCGTGGATCCGGGTACACCCGTTGACCCCGCCTCAGAGACGCCCGCGAAGGGCGTTCTCCCGGGCCGAGGGTCCGGGGCACCTGTTGAACCCGGGCGCGGCTCCAGCGGCCCCGCAGAGGCCACTGTGCGCAACCCCGGCACACCTGATCGGTGTGCGTCCGAGGGTGCGCGTATTCGACCTAGTTCGGACTCAAGTCCGAACCTCAGTCCGACGTCGAAGGGTATCAGGTCGAATACTCTCGGGTCGGGTAGGGACGGGACGGGACGGGCAGGCCAGGGAAGGGCAGGCACGGGCCAGGCCGGGAAGGGCCAGGCCGGGCACCCGCGTACACCTCAGCAGCAAACCAACAAGCGGAACCGTAGAAGGAGAAGAAGATGACCGAGAAGGAAGAGCTGAGGGGCAAGGTAGAAGATGCACTCTCAGCACTGGTACAGGCAGGGCACGGAGACCAAGCAGTGACCGGGGCGTGGGTGATCTGCGCTGAGGTCATGGTCCCAGGCAAAGAAGATGTCACAGTCTTTATGCACGACGGGGGCGGCTCGATGCTCGCGCGGCGCGGACTCATCGAATGTACTCGCGACCAGCTCGCCTCATGGGTGGAGGGCTACGATGACTGACCATGACGACCGCCGGGTTTGCCCGGTAACAGGTGAGCCTCTCCTCGACGGAGAGTTCCTCTCTCGCGGCGGCGCGGCCCGCGTCCGCGTGGCGACCGCATCGATGCCCGGCCTCATGAGCGACCTCGCCTATGCCGCGTCGCACGGCGTGCGCACGGGTGAGCAAGTCGGCAGCGCGGGTGTCCCCTCGTCGAGAGCCCCGCTTAACCTCGCGCTCATGATCGAGGTCGACGAGATGTGCGACGCGATCCTGACCTGGGCGACGCTGCTCCTGTCGCACGTGATGGGTCCGTCCTACTGGGTGAGGCCTGGCGATTGGTGGATGGTCGCGCGCGTGTTCGACCTACATGAGGACAAGCTCCGCAGATGGTCGGAAGCCGAGCAGTGCGCAGAAGAGGTGCTCTACTCTGTCTCGCGATTGGAACGCCTCGCCTCCCCCGGCAGACAGCGTCTCGTCTACGTCGGCTCGTGCAGCCAGTGCGACGCTGATCTTCTCGTCCGCGATCCAGATGAGGAGGCGACGACCTGCAGGGAGTGCGGAGCGGTCGAGCAGATCGGCGAAGCCTGGGAACGACTCCTCTCGAAAGCTCGTGAGTCTTTGCTGCCGCGCACGCGGGCGACCCGAGTCGCGGAGATCCTGGCAGGCGCGCAGATCAAGGATCCGACTGTCCGAAAGTGGACGCAGCGGGGGCAGCTGGCGCCCCGGGCGAGGAGGGGCGGGGATCGCCTCTACCGGGTCGGGGATATTGAGAGGCTGGCGACACGTCGGATGTAGGCGCGTGTCGCTTGCAGAGGGGCTTGTCACGGCGTATTCTCCTAGTGTGGCCCTGAGCGTAAGCGAGGGGCTTCTGCTTTAACGGCAATCCGCGCACTTGTACTGACCCCCGCTCCCATCGGCCCCGGTGGAGCGGGGGTCAGTGCATACGGGATGAGAGGGGCGGGCATGGCATGGGACACCTCAAACCGCGCCGCCCGTCTGCCTGATGACTGGGAAGAGCGCCGCGCCTTCGTTCGCGCCCGCGCAGCCGGCAGGTGTGAAGCAATGCTGCACGACGGCACGCGATGCCCCGCAGCAGGTACAGACTGCGATCACATCGAGCCAGGTGACGATCACCGCGCGGTGAACCTCCAGTGGCTCTGCCGTTGGCACCACAAACGTAAAACGCAGCAGGAAGCTGCGGCAGCGCTCGCCGCTGAGCGGAAGAAAAACCAGCCGCGCAAGCGCAAGCATCCCGGCCTCATCGGCTGACCCACCCACCAGGGACCCCCTCCCCCGCCCTGCGCGACACCGTCAAGAGCTGTCGATCTAAGTTTGTACGGGTCTGGGGATTTTGCGAGGGGCACTTTTCGTTGATGCGCCGCGCGAAACAGCGCATCGGAGGGTGGGTGCTCTGAGGGTGGTCAGAGGGGTAGGAGCGCTCCCGGCTGGTACACATTGCCGGTGATGGTGATGTATCGGCCTGTCGAGTAAAACTCGATCCGCTGGCCTTTCCACTCGCGCTTGAAGCCGCGGCGTGGAGCTGCGGTGCCCCAGATGTGCAAGCCGCGTCCGGAGGGGGAGATCTCGACGTAGGAGCCCTCGTAGTACGCGAGCAGCGTGCGAGTAGCCTCGTTCGGGATGCCGTTCTCGTCGAGGCAGGCGTCCAGGTCGATACAGCCGACGCCGTCGCCGAGGACGAAGCCGAGGGGCGCGCCGGTCGCGCTCGCGGCCTCATATGTGCTCCAGGTCGTCGGGTCGGTGACGGAAGCCCACGCGCCAGTGCGTGCGCACATGGGCCGTTTGTTGACGTGGTTGACCCAGCGGGCGCGGACGGTCAGCTCGACAGGGAGGCCGGCGGCTTCGTCGGCTCGGGTCGAGCGGTGATGAGCAACTCGGCATCGAGTGCCGCAAAAGCGCGCGTCGGCTCGCGCCCAGGCTTTGAGCTGGCGTCCGCATTGTTCGCACGTTTTCATGTGTCCTATTGTAACGCTTATTTCGTTGATATTCCGCAGAATGGCTGGGGGTGATCTGTGTGGCTGGTCGCGGTCCCGCGCCGAAGCCGGAAGGCTCGCGTGCTCGTCGGAACAAGGATCCGCAGGTGCTCCGGATCATCACGGCCCAGCCTGTCGAGCAGCCTGCACTTCCGACTATCGAGCAGGTCGTCGTCGACGAGTTCGGCGTCCCGAAGAAGAAGCGCTTCAACTGGCCGACGATCACGAAGCGCTGGTGGAAGATGTGGGGCGAGTCGCCTCTATCTGCCGAGTACACCGAAACAGACTGGGCGTTCCTCATGGACACGGCCTATCTGCATGCCCTGTATTGGAAGGGCGACACAAAGGTCGCAGCAGAGCTTCGTCTGCGCGTCGCAAAGTTTGGTGCAACACCCGAGGACCGCGCCAGACTACGGATCCAGTTCGCCGTCGCGGACGGCCTGGAAGATGACGGCCCATCCGCTGAGGCCGTGCCGGTCTCGTCTCGTGCGAGGGGGCGAAAGACAGTCCTCAAGGCGGTGCAGTAATGCCCTGGCAGCCAATCGACGAAGAGGACGAGTTCCCCACGCTCGGCTATGACGTCGCCGACTGGATGACCGCATATCTACTCACGCCGGACAAGGACGAGATGATCCCGTTCGTGCCGACGCAAGAGCAGCTCGACTTCCTCGTCCATGTGTACGAGCTGGACCCGCAGACAGGGCGCCGACTCAAGCAGCGCGCCGTCCTATCGCGCCCTCGTGGCTGGGGCAAGTCCCCGTTCCTCGCAGCGATCTGCTGCGCCGAAGCGATGGGGCCTGTCCTGTGCGACGGGTGGGATGCGGAAGGCCAGCCGGTCGGTGTGCCGTGGTCGACGCGGCGAACGCCGCTCGTGCAGGTCACGGCCACGACGGACGATCAGACGGCGAACACGTGGGATCCGCTCCTGGAGATGCTTCGCGGCTCGCCAGCTGAGGACGAGTACGGCATCGACCCGATGGATAGCTTCGTCGCTCTGCGGCGTGGGCGTATCGAGAAGCGCACGTCCTCGGCAACCTCCGTCAAGGGCGCGAAAGCAGTTATGGCCGTGATGGACCAGACGGAGACTTGGCTACCCGGAAACGGCGGGCCGAAGCTCGCAAAGACGCTACGGTCCAACGCGGACAAGCTCGGCGGTTTGACGATCGAGACACCGAACGCCTTCACGATCGGCGAGCGGTCGGTCGCAGAGAACACGGCACGGTTCTATGAGCTGGTGAAGGCCGGGAAGGTCAAGAAGGAAGCCTCACGAGGTCTCTACTACGACCACCGGCAGGCGCCGCTCGACACGGACATCACGGACCGGGAATCTCTCATCGAGGGCCTGCGGATCGCCTACGGCGACTCGGCTCGGGATCCGCGCGGCTGCGCGATCCACGATCCAGAGTGCGAGCCCGGCTGGGTGGACCTCGAGCGCATCGCAGATTCGTTCTGGCACCCGGATAACGATCCGGCGGACATGTGCGCCGACTTCCTCAACCAGATCAACAGCGCGTCCGACGCCTGGCTCACAATGCCGGAGCTTCGCGCGATCGAGGACCACGGTAAGACGATCTCGTCAACAGAGCCGATCACGCTAGGTTTCGACGGGTCGGAAGGACGCAAGATCGGCATCGCCGACGCGACCGTCCTGATCGGCTACTCGATCACGCAGAAGCATCTGTTCAAGGTGGGTATCTGGACGCAGCCGGACGGTCCGGCGGGTGAGGGGTGGCAACCGCCTCGCCTGGAGATCGAGCAGACCGTGCGCGACGCTTTCGAGCGGTACAACGTGGTTGGCTTCTACGCCGACCCGTCGGCAGGTTGGGCACAGGATGTCAAGACCTGGGAGGCCAAGTATTCGCGCCGCCTGCGGGCGAAGATCAGCGCTGCGGAGCCTATCCGCTATCCGCAGCGCAACGTCTCTCAGACGTGCGAGAACTTCGCTCAGTTGCTCTCGGCGATCCATCAGGGCCTCGTCACCTACGACGGCGATCCGACGATGACGGCGCACTTCCTCAACGCGAGGAAGTCCCCGCGCCAGGCCGGCTACGTGCTCGTCAAGCCCGCCGACGATCAGGACTACTCCAAGATCGACGCTACCTGGGGCGCGATGTTCGCCTATAAGGCTGGCCTCGACGCGGTCGGTAAGGGCGCGGCCAGGCCGACGGCACGCCGCGCTCCGCGACGACTCTACTAACAACGCACTGGGGAAGGAGGCCCCACCTCATGACCAAGACCCCCGAGGAGTGGCTCTCCTACCTCACAGCCAAGATGGACAAGGCCCGCGCACGGACGGATCTGCTGCGCTCCTACACAAACGGCACCAGTCCCCTACCGGAGATGGGGCCGAACCTGGCGAAGGCCTGGATCAAGTTCCAGCGTCGCGCGCGCACGAGCCCCGGAAAGCTCGTCGTCGCCGCGCTCGTTGACCGCCTCATCCCGAACGGTGTGACCGTCGGTTCGAGTGACAAGACGCCTGCGGCGGTGGCCGCAGCCAGGATCTGGCGCGACAACAGGCTCAAGGTCGCGTTCTCCGACGCGATCTGGGACGCCGCAACCCTCGGGCACGGCTACCTCCTCGTCACCCAAGACGAGGACGGCCACGCTTGCGTGACATATGAACGACCCGAGCACATGTACGTCGAGCCGGATCCGGTCCGGCCCTGGCGTGCGCTCGCGGCTGTGAAGGTCTGGCGCGACTCCGCAGCGGGCATCGATCATCTGGTGATGTGGACACCCGGGAAGCGCACGGCGTTCTCCCGTTCTGCCTACAGTGACTCGAAGGCGCTGATCTCGACTGTCTCGTCCGGCTGGCGGCAGGACGAGGCCGGCGAGCAGTCGTTCGAGGGCGCGCCGCCCGTCGTCGTTCTGGAGAACAGGTTCGGCGAGGGCGAGTTCGAGAACGTCCTCGATCTGATCGACCGCATCAACTGGCAGACGCTCCAGCGGCTCGTCATCATCAGCATGCAGGCGTTCCGCCAGCGCGCGCTTAAGAGCGCCGAAGGCTCGGCAGGCCTGCCCGCTGAGGACGAGGCCGGGAACGAGATCGACTACCAGAAGATTTTCGAGCCGTCGCCTGCCGCCCTCTGGGAGCTGCCTCCCGGCGTCGAAATTTGGGAGTCCTCCCAGACGCAGATCACCGAGATCCTCAACGCGACGAAGGACGACTGGCGCGAGCTCGCGGTCGAGACCTCGACCCCGCTGTCGATCATGCTGCCCGACTCGGCCAACCAGTCAGCGTCGGGCGCCGAGCAGCCGCAGAAGGCGCTCCTGTCCAAGGCTGAGGACCGGATCGAGCGGTTCAAGCCGGCACTGGCCTACCTTATGGTGCGCGCGCTCGCGGTCGAGGGCATTGACCTTGACGAGGCAGAAACCGTCGAGGTCTTGTTCGTGCCGCCTCACGCGGTATCTCTCACGGAGAAGTACGCCGCAGCTGTGCAGGCTCGCAACGCGGGCGAGGCTTTGGAGACGATTCAGCGGAATATTCTCGGCTACTCGCCGGAGCAGATCGCGCAGGACAAGCAGCGCCGGGCAGAAGAGCAGCTGGCTCTTGCGTTCGCTCTGCAGGACAACCCCCAGCCGACCGATGAGGCGCAGCCTCCGGTCACGGGGGGGGGGATCCTTCTGAGCTGAAAACCAAGTTTGACGCACTCGGCACTGCGATCCGCGCAGGCGTCGCACCGGAGTCAGCAGCTCAGGTCGTCGGCCTCGACGGAATCAAGTTCACAGGCGCAGTGCCCGTCGCTCTGCGTCTGCCTGAGACGCAGTCAGCCGACCTTGAGGAGAAGTGAGCATGACGGACCTGGACGACCTGACGAGTGTCTACAGTTCCCAGGTCCACGCCGTGCGCGCACAGATCACGAAGTTTGGCGAGGCTTACTGGGACTCGATGCCGAACTACCGGGCAAGTGCCGTCGAGGACATGATCGACGCGCTCGTCCCCCGGGTCACCGCCGGGCAGCTCCGTATCGCGGACCTGACCCGCGCCTACCTCGCGCGCTGCGCACACGAGCTCGGCTGGAAACTCGTCGTCCCGCCACTCGATAAGACGGATGTCCTCGGCGCTCGCGGTGTGGATCCTCGGACGGTGTACCGCCGTCCGGCGGTCGATGTCTATAAGGCGCTGTCGGACGGGAAGCCTGTCGAGCAGGCGGTCTCTGAGGGGCGACTCCGTTTGACTCAGCTAATCGGCGGCGACGCTCAGCTTGCGAAGGTCCGCGCATCTCGCCAGGTGATGAGCGCTTACCCGGACGCCGGTTCCTACTACCGGCGTGTGCTAACGGGACGCGAGAACTGCGGTCTCTGCGTCGTCGCTTCGACGCAGCGCTATTACAAGGAAGATCTGCTGCCGATTCATCCGGGCTGCGACTGCGACGTGCAGCCGCTGCCGCCCGAAGCGGCAGGCCAGCAGGTCATCGACGAGGACCGCCTAGAGCAGGTCCACCAGATCGCTGCCGAACGGCTCGGCGAAGCCGACCGAGGAGGCAGGACGCCCGACTACCGGAAGCTAATCCGAGTCGAGGCACACGGGGAATACGGCGCCACTTTGACGTGGGCTGAGCCGAAAGCCCCAAAGCAAAGCGGCGCAGCGGATAAGGCGTAACGCCTAAAACCGCAGCCGCACAATCAAGCCCCGCTAAGGCCGCAACGGCGCTCGCGGGGGAGGCTACCCGAAACGGGGAGGATTGATCGACCATGAAGATTCACCTGACGGACCGACCGCATCTGCGATTCGTCGAGGCCGCTGACGCGCCTGCAGGCGGGGAAGCGGATGAGGCCCAGGTCTCGGAGGCTGCGACCGAAACGGAGCAGCCGATGGACTGGGAAGCAGAAGCGAAGAGGTGGAAGAAGCTGTCGCGCCAGAACGAGGCTCGGGCGAAGGAGAACGCCGAGAAGGCGCGCTTGTTTGACGAGCAGGAGGAGGAGAGCAAATCGGAGCTGCAGAAGGCTCTCGATAAGGCTGCGCAGGCTGAGGCCCGCGCCCAGGCTCTCGAAGTTCAGGCGACGCGAGCGCAGGTCGCCGCGGCGAAGGGCGTCGACGTTGACCTGCTGTCCGGCTCGACGCTGGAGGAGCTGGAAGCGTCTGCGGACCGTCTGCTGGAGTGGCGCGGCGCGCAGATCCCGAAGGGCGCGCCGGCATCCGACGCGGGACATAAGGGTGACGAAATCAGGTCGAGCAAGCAGCTCACACGCGAGGACCTCAAGACCATGAGTGCCGAGCAGATCAACCAGGCCCGACGAGCGGGCCAACTCAACGACGTGATGGGTCTCGCCTAACGGCGAGCCCGCGAAAGGAGCCACAATGGCTAACACGCACTTTATCCCCGAAATCTGGTCGGCATCGATCCTGGAGAGCTTCCGCAACCAGGCTGTCCTGACCGGCCTGACGAACCGCGAGTACGAGGCAGCGCTGACCTCCGGATCGAAGATCCACATCGCCGGCATCGTCGACGTCAAGGTCAAGGACTACAAGACCGGCGTCCTCCCCGCTGCGTCCGGCGGCGGCAAGCAGCCGCGCACGACCGCACCCGACACGGTCGCCGACACGGGTATCGAGCTGGTCATCGACCAGGAGAAGTCCTTCGACTTCCTTGTCGACGACATCGACCGCGCGCAGTCGAACAAGTCTTTCGACAAGTACACCGAGTCCGCCGGTATCGGCCTCGTCGAGGACGCGGAAGCCTTCCTCACTGGACTGCTCTCCACGCAGGGTACGGCGGCGACGGGCATCGCAAACCCCACTGACTGGGCGTCCGCCTACAACGTCGCGCTGGCCCTGCGAGGCAAGCTCACCGACGCGAAGGTGCCGCAGGCGGGTCGCGTCCTGCTCGTGAACGCGAAGTTCGAGAACTTCCTGCTCTCCGACGGCTCGAAGCTCACTGCCTTCGACAAGGCCGACACGACCGACGGTCTGCGCGAAGCGATCATCGGCCGCCTACTCGGCTTCGACGTCGTTGTCTCCCCGTGGATGGACAACACCAAGCCTATGGCGATCGCGCTGCACAAGCCCTCGGTTGCCTACGTCTCTCAGATCTCCGAGGTCGAGAGCATGCGAGCGGAGAACACCTTCGCCGACCGCGTCCGTGGCCTGCACGTGTACGGCGGCAAGGTGCTGCGCCCGACCGCCGTTCAGGTCTTTAAGGGGGTCTGATGCTCGTCCGTGGAACCAACGGCCTTGAGATCGAGGTCGAGGAACAGGTCGCAACCGCGATGATCGCCGCCGGCATCGTCGAGGCTGTCGCCGCCGCAGACGGCATCGAGCCGATCGAGCCTGTCGAGGACGCTGAGGAGCCGGAGCCCGCTCCGGCCAAGACCAAGAAGTAGGAGGAGAGATGACCGCCGCCCTACCGCTCGCGTCCGTCTCGGACCTGGAAGCAGCACTAGGCCGCGACCTCAACGAGACAGAGAAGCACCGCGCGGAATTCGTCCTCGACAAGCTCTCAGCAGCTTTCCGAGACCGTGCCCGCCAAACCTTCACCGTCGAGCAGTACACGCACCGACTCAAGGTCGACGGCGGCGGTCGCCTCTTCCCTACTCGGACACCGCTCATCGCCGTCCAATCGGTGACCACAGACGATGGAACGCCGGTCGCCTGGCAACTTCGGCACGGCTTCGTCCAGGTCGATATGCCAGCGTCCGACTTCCTCGTCGTCACCTACTCCGCAGGCCTCGCCGAAGTCCCCGCCGCCGTCCGACTCCAACTCGCCGACAGCGCGCGCCGCATCATGTCGATCGACGCCGCCGCCGCGCACGGAGCCACGCAGGCAACGGACACGACAGGTCCGTTCACCCAGACCAGGCAGTACGCCTCCTGGGCAATCGGAGGCCAAGCCCTCCTATCCCCTGACGACCAGGCGCTCGCGGACTCGTTCAGGCCGCGTCGCGCCGGGCATGTGTGGGTGATGACCGGATGAGCCGCGAACCGCTGGAGGAATGGCGAACGCCGGTCCAGGTTGAGGGGAAGGTCCGGCGGGATGCCGACGGCTACCTCGTCAAAGGAAGCGGCCAGCGCCTGATCGGCGGCTGTCTCGTCGCCCCGGGAGCCTTCACGGTACCGGGGCTGCTGACATCGCAGACATCTGAACAGTCAGACGAGCAGGCGACGATCTACGCGCCGCCAGGCGCTCTCTTCGAGGTCGGAGACCGAGTAACGATCCCGGCGGGGCACCCGCTAGGCGGGCACTGGCAAGTCGAGGCCCCGCCGTCACCTTGGCCGAAAGGTGTCGCAGTCACCATCAACCGGAGGTGAGCAAGTGGGGAATAACTTCCGCAGGGACTCAGCCGGAATCAAGGGCTTCCTACAAAGCGGTGCCCTCGCGCCCGGCCTACACCAGGAAGCCGAACAGCTCAGGGCCGCTGCCGCCGCAGCCGCCCCGCGAGGCCTCACCGATAACCTCGCTGACTCATACAAGGCCGAAACGACAAAAGCGCCACTCAGGCCGGGAGGCCCGGTCCGAGATGTTGGCCGCGTCTACAACGACGCGCCGCACGCGCTCGCCGTCGAGTTCGGCCACCGCTCCAGAACCGGAAAGCCGGTCCCCGGAGCACACACACTCCGAGCGCTCCTCGGAGCCAGATCTAAACGGAGGCGGTTCAAGTGACCTACACAGACGCGGTCCAAGTCATCCGAGATGCAATCACCACGGCGATCGGCATCCCGACCGCGCGAGTACTGCAACCGGGTTTCACCGACGGCCCCCTCCCCCTCGCACACGTCTCGCTCGTAAACGCCGACAAAGGCGAATACGACCGAGCCGAAACGATCTCTATCTCCATCTACGCAAAGACACCGGCCTCACCCGCCGACGTCGGCGCAACAGCGCTCGCGGACCAGGTCGAGGGGGCGCTCAGCGTCCGTCCGGTCGTCGGGTCTCGCGGCTGGGTAGACGAGGCCGAGGTCGACTCGACCCTGGGCGTGCAGCCATACTTCGAGGCTGTCGAGGTCGTTCACATGACGGCCACGGTCACGCACAGGCCCATCTCAGAATGACAACACCTGATTAGGAAGGGGTCTTGCATGACCACCATCGAAGCCCTCAAGAAGAAGCATAATCGCACGACCAACGTCCGTAAGGGACTGAACGCACTCGCGTTCCTGGCCCCGATGACGGCAGCTGTCCCGGAGGCGATCACCGAAGCGGGCGGCGCCCTCAAGGAGATCCCGCAGGACTTCCAGCCGCTCGGACTCGTGACAACCAACGGCCTGACCTTCTCCGCCGACGCAAACACGGAGGATGTGGAGGCGCTCGGCTATGCCGAGGCCGTCCGCACCGACCTCACCAAGGCTCCCAAGACCGTGAAGCTCACGGTCCTTGAGCCGATCCGCAAGACGATCCAGCAGCTCGTCTACGGTATCGATCTCTCGCAGACCAAGGCCTCCAAGACCACGGGTGAGATCGTTTTCGACGAGGCCGCGACCCCGGCTCTCGCCGAATACCGTCTGCTGATGGTCATGGCTGACGGCCCCGCCGCCGACGAGTGGATCGTCGGTCGCTGCTACCCGCGCGTGAAGCTCTCGTCCCTGCCGGACGAGAAGTGGGCAGCGTCGGACGCGATTCAGTTCGACCTGGAGTTCTCGGCCTTCATGGACGAGACCGCCGGCACGTCCTGCCGTCACTACATCGGCGGCAGCGGTGCGATCCGCCACCGCGACGCGATCGGTTTTGAGCAGGCCAACTGACCTGCTCTTGATCTCGGGCGGGCCGGGGTTGATCTCCCCCCGGCCCGCCCGTCCACACTCACTTAATGGAGATCGCCTCATGGATAGGACCACCGATGAAGTTCATCAAGACTGTCAAGACCGACGCCGGCGACGAGCTCAAGCTGGAGCGTGAGACCGACGCTGCCGTCGAGCAGAACCAGCTCATCTCGCAGGGCTGGGAGGTTGCCGACGACTCGAAGGACGGCGGCGAGAAGCCGACGCTGCCCGCGCCGCCCACCTTCAACAAGTAACCAACCGCCAGACAAATACAAGGAGATCAAGCATGTCTGACCAGATGAAGCCCACATTCACGTTCAATGCCCTCGCGAAGTTGGAGAAGGCTGCGGCCCCGGCACCGTTTACCTTCGGAATCGGAAGCCAGGTCATCGCCTTCCCGGATCCGCTGAGCCTCACTCCCGAGGCCGCTGAGAAGTTCATGGCTGCGATGGAGTCCTCGAAGGCTCCGACGCAGATGATCCGCACCTGGCTCACCGCTGAGGATGCGGAGCTTCTCCTCAGCAAGCTCAACATGCGCCAGCTCGGCATCCTGATTCGTCAGGCTTCCGAACATTATCAGGGCATGCTGGGCGACGCGGGGGAAGGCAACGCCTCTACGACCGACTGAGTCGGTACGAGAGGCAGATCGTATCCGATCTCGCGGAGCAGGGCTGGGACGCGCCGGCCCTGTTCCGCGCCCGCCGCTGGCGCTTCCTCCTCACGCTCATCGACGGCCTAGGGTCGACGAGCAGGACGACCGTAGCGATCCTCAACGACCCGGACACATTCGAGGAGATCGCGCGCAGCGTCGCAGCGACAGAAGCAACCGCTGACGACACCGAAGCGCGCATGCGAGAGCAGACCCCCATCGTGAGGATCTTGCAGGACATCTTTGATCTGGTGTCCGCTGCCTTCGGCGGCAAAGAGCCGTATCCGCGTCCGGTCTCAGCGGTCGAGCTCGCACTCGAGGATGCGCGCACCGACCACCTTCACGACTTCCGAGATGAAGCCATGAAGGCCCTCCTCCCCCACTGGGAGGACAGCGAAGAATAACAGAAGAGAGGAACCCCGGAATGGCTGGAGTTTACAAGGCGGGCACGCTGTACGTCGACGTCGTCCCCAGCATGAAGGGCTTCTTCAAGACCGTCGAGGCCGACGCCAAGGCCCAGCTGCCCGGCATCGGGCAGAACGCCGGCAAGGACTTCGCAAACGGCCTGCGCGCAGGCGTCGGCACCAGCGGCGCGCAAGTCGCAAAGAGCATCAGCCAGCCCCTCGACGCCGCTGCAAGCGACGTAAAAAACAGCGTCAACGCAATGACAAAGGGGCTGCAGTCCTCAACGAGCGGCATGCAGCGCGCCGCCGACGGAGCAGGCCGAAGCATATCCACGATGGGCGCCGAAGCGGGCCGCGCTCGCGGGCCGGTTGATTCGGCGGCGCGCGCGCTCGATGGGGCAGCGTCCTCGGCTGGCTCTGCAGCGGGCAGCATGCGCGAGGCCGGCTCGGGCTTCTCCTCTATGGCGGGCTTCGCTCAGAACGCGATCGCGCCCTTGGCTACGCTGGCCGCAGCCGTGGGTATCGGGGGCTTCGTCTCTGAGGCTATCGCCGCGTCCGACGCGACGCAGAAATTCGCGGACACCCTGAGATTCGCAGGGATTGATCCTGATCGGATCGAGGAGCTGGGCGCCGCCGCGCAGAAGTACGCCGATGAGACCGTCTACGACCTGTCGGATATTCAGGGGATCACGTCCCAGCTCGCAGCGAACGACGTCAAGGGCTTCGATAAGCTCGCGGAAGCAGCGGGCAACCTGAACGCGGTCGCTGGCGGCAGTGCGGAGACCTACAAGCAGGTTGGCCTCGCGCTCGTACAGGTCAACGGGGCGGGCAAGCTGGCGACGCAGGATTGGAACCAGATCGCGAACGCGATCCCTGGTGCCAGCGGCAAGATCCAGAAGGCCCTCCTCGACGCGGGTGCCTACACGGGCAATTTTCGCGACGCAATGACTCAAGGCCAGATCAGCGCCGAAGAATTCAACGAAGCGCTACTGAACCTCGGCTTCGATGAGGTCGCGGCGAACGCCGCGCGCGACACGAGCCGTATCGAGAACGCCGCCGGCAACCTCCAGGCAACCCTCATGGGCGGCTTCAAGGATCTCATCGACTACATGAAGCCCACGATTACAGACTTCATGGGCTGGCTGAGCGATATGTTCTCGAACGCCTTCGACTGGATCTCCGAGCACAAGGATCTGCTGGTCGCCCTGGGTGAGGGTATCGGGATCGCGGTTGCCGCATACTGGGGCTTCTCGGTCCTGACACAGGTCATCGAGTGGATTAAGAACACGACGCTCGTGCAGGAGGGGCTCAACGCCGCTATGGCAGCGAACCCAATCGGCTTGGCAGTCGTGGCTATCGGCGCGCTCATCGCCGGTCTGATCTACCTGTATAACACGAACGAGGACGTAGCGAACGCGATCAACACCCTCGGATCCGGCATTGCCGAGTTCTGGACGAACAACGTTACGCCCGTGATCGACGCCTTCGTCGACTACACGAAGAACACCCTCGTGCCGTCTATTGAGTCGGCGTGGGGCATCCTCACGACCGGAGACTACGACGGTAATCTCTTCGGCCTCGAAGAGGACTCAGCCCTCGTGGACTTCTTCTTCACGCTGAGGGACGCGCTCCTCGCGGTCGGCGAGATCTCCTACACGGCGTGGACGGACAAGATCAAGCCGGCCCTTGAGGCGGCGTGGGACTGGATCTCCGGCACCCTGTGGCCGGGCCTCCAGAACTTCTGGAGCACGGTCCTCCAGCCGCTTTTTGAGGGGATCGGCTCGGGCCTCGCGCTCGCCTGGACCGCAATCATCCGACCTACCCTCATGGCCCTGTGGACAATCGTCTCCAGGGTCATCTGGCCTGTCCTACAAACCCTCTGGAATACGGTGATTAAGCCACTGTGGGAGGGCTTCGCCTCGGCAGTCCAATCAGCATGGGCCGTGATCTACCCGGCCATGCAGGCGCTCGCGGGCTTCTTCCGCGACACGCTCATGCCCGCGCTCTGGTCCTTCTGGCAGGATGTTGTTGAGCCGGTCTGGACGAACGTTTCCACCTTCATCATGGCTGTGTGGGACAACGTCCTTTATCCGCTGTTTGATCTGCTTGCGACGGTTGTTTCGGGCACTATCGGCATGGCCTTCGAGGGCCTGTGGACAACGGTCGTGGCGGCGTGGAATGGGATCTCGTCTGCGATTCAGACGGTCTGGGGCATCCTGTCCCCGATCTTCTCTGCGATTGGCAGCGCGATCTCTTCGACGCTCGGCCCGACCTTCACGTGGCTGTACGACTCGGTAATTAAGCCTGTGTGGGATCAAATCTCGTCGGCAGTGCAGACAGCATCATCCGTACTGATCGACGTCATCTTCCCGGCGATCAAGAACGCTATCGGCGGCATGAAGGAATCCTTCGAGTCGTTCCGTCAGTCGGTCGAGACCGTGTTCGAGAAGATCAAGGGCGCCGCTGCAAAGCCCGTCAACTTCGTCATCACGACGGTGTACCGCGACGGCATTAAGGCGGCGTTCGATACGATCGCCGCGAAGGTCGGCCTATCCGTACGTCTCCCCGATGTGAAGGCGATCCCGGCATACGCGACCGGCGGCGTTTTCTCCACCATGACGCCCGGATATTCTCCGGGCAAGGACATCTATCACTTCTACAGCCCGGACGGTGGCGGCGCGCTGCGCCTGTCCGGCGGTGAGGGCATTATCCGGCCAGACGCGCTGCGCGCTCTCGGTGGGAAGCCTTGGCTGGACAGAGTCAACGCGTCGCGCGGCTCCGGCCTCGCGACCGTCGGCGAGACCGGACGCCGCCGCGGCGAAGTCGCCTTCGCGAACGGCGGCATCTGGAACGCCGTCAAGGGCGGCTTCTCCGGTGCCCTGGACTGGGTCAAGGACACGACGGAGGCGGTCGCTGAGATCGTCACCGACCCCGCCGCCGCAATCGCGAACCTGGTCCTCAAGCCGGCGCGTGAGCTGCTCTCCCCGAAGGACGGCAGCTTCTGGGAGTCCGTAGCATACGGCATCCCGCCGATGCTATTCGACGGCCTCAAGTCCATGTTCACCTCGAAGGTCGACGAGTCCGGGCTCTCCGGCGGTGCAGGCCTCGTCGGCGCAGCCATGAAGGCCGTACTCATGGGCGTCCCCTACGTCTGGGGCGGCTCGGCGATCCCGCCCGGCCTCGACTGCTCCGGCCTCGTCTACTGGGCCGCGCAGCAGCTCGGCCTGGGCTGGCCTCGCCTCACCGCCGCCGGGTACCAGTCCGGCTCGACACCCGTCCCCTGGGGCTCCGCGACACCCGGCGACCTCCTCTACTGGGGCTCCCCAGCTTGGCACGTCGCCGTCTACGCCGGCAACGGGCAAATGATCGAGGAACCGCGCCCCGGCCTGAGCGCACGCAAGACCGCGATCTGGGGATCCCCAACCGTCGGACGCTACGGCGGCGCACGCAAGTACGACAGGGGCGGCTGGCTCCCCGACGGAGTCACCGCAGCAGTCAATCAAACCGGCCAGCGCGAAGCAATCCTCACAGCCCGACAGTGGGCCGACGTCTCCGCGCTCGCAGCCAGCGGCGCGGGTGCTGGTGTCTCGCTTGATGGGGCTCAGGTGCAGCTCATCCTCGACGACGGCGCGCAGTTCCGCGCGCATGTTGAGGGGATTAGCGCGGGCGTTCTCGCTCGTAGGAAGCAGTTTGCAGGAAGGAGCCGATGATGCGGACAAATCTTTGCCCGAATCCCTCGTTCGCTTATGGGACGAATGGCTGGGCGAAGTACGCGCCGTCATCGCTCCGGATCGCATCTGATCCGGCTCCGTGGGGCGGGCACGAGCGGCAGTCACCAACGTATCTGGCTGTCGACGTGCCTGCCCAGCTGCAGGGGCAGGTCGCTACGCCTGGCGTGGTTCCTATATCGGCGGGGCAGGCGCTGGCGGTGTCGGCGCTGGTTCGCACGAGTCCTGGTATCGGCCTTGCCGTCCGCGTCGAGTGGACGGTCGCGGGTCGCAGTCAGGTCGCGTCTGCGCCGCTGCTGCTGACGTCGAGTGCGGAGGGCGATCGCCCGACGTGGGTTCACGTCGCCCCGACGGGCGCAACACAGGCCCGCGTGCGTTTCGAGGTCCATACCTCGGGCGTCCGCGACAACAAGCCCGGGTGGCTCCACCTGGACGACGTGATGATCGTCGCCGCGGCGACCGCCGAGGAGGCTATCGCTGACGCGGCGACCTTCTTCGACGGGGACACGCCGCAGCAACGGATCGGCTACTCGCAGCGGGCGATCACCCACCAGTGGATCGGAACTAAGGGCCTGTCTGCGGCGCGTGAGGTTGAGGGCGCGCTGGATATGACGCGCGCTCCGGTCGCGGTCGTCGAGGACGGCCAGGCCCCGCGTGTCCAGGTCATTATCCCGGCGGCGCTCGCGCCTGCGGGCACGGCATGCTACGTCGAGGGCATCGCCTCGACGGGCTTCAAGTGGATCCCCCGCGCCGGAGTCTGGACCGGCACGGGTGAGCAGCGGGTGATCGGCGATTCTCTTGCGCCGATCAACACTGAGTTCCGGTACCGGCTGACGACGTCTCGCGGCGTCGAGGTCGAGTCCTCACCGGTCGTGCGCCGCTGGCAGGGGCTCTCCCTCGTGACGGATACGGCGGGCAAAATGCCCGTGAATCTCCTCTGGCAGGGAACCGACCAGCGCGAGATGAAGATGCGGCTGACCGAGCACGAGGTTCCGGGCCGGAGGACTCCGGTCATGGTGTATGCACCGACGATGGGCGCGGGCACCGTCTCACTGACGGCGCGCACCAACCTCAAGGACACGCCCGCGCTCAAGCTCCTGCTGGGAACACCGACCCCCGTCGCGTTATTCCACAACCCGGAGCACTGCGTGCAGTGCAGGGTGGGTGTCTGCGACGTGGACTTGGTGACGCTCATGGCTCCGACATCGGTCTCGATGGAGCGCGCAGCCCGGATCGACATCGCGGAACGCACGTGGACGATCAAGGGCACGATTACATCCCTGCCGCAGGCATCGACGCTCCTCGCACTCTCGACGTGGACTGACTTCGACGGTCGCGCTCTCACCTGGCAGGCACTCGACGCACGCCGCCTCACGTGGGAGGGCTTCGACCGCACGATCTGGCAGGAGGAACGATGAGCCTGACCGGCCCGGACGCACGCATCCCGGACGACCTACTGTCGTCCGCGTACACGCTGCAGGCGACGGTCGAGTCCTGGCTCGGGGACGAGTACCTCGGTGAGGTGCCCGTCGAGGACGGCTCGGTCGCCTGGGACGCAACCCAGCAGGTGCAGGGCTCGCTCTCACTCACGGTCCCGCGCGTCGGCTCGGCGAGTGAGGACGAGGACTGGCGCGACTGGGATCCCACGGACCCAACGCATCCGCTCGCCACGTTCGGACAGACACTGCACGTCTCGCTGACGATCGCGTCGGTGATCCCCGGCGGCGGCTGGTGGGACGTCCAGCTCGGGCGCTTCATCATCACCTCGGTCGATCCCGGCCCCTCAACCGTGCGGGTGACCGGCAAATCGCTGATGCACCGACTCGAAGAGGACCGACTCACGACTCCCCTATCCCCCATGTGGAACGGCACGCTCGCGTCCGAGATCCGGCGCCTGGTCGGCGGGCACATGGGCGTCGTGATCGACCCCGGCCTCGTGGACCGCTGGTGCCCCTCGATGACCTGGGGCGAGTCCAGGATCGATGCGGTCTACGAGATCGCGAAGGCATGGCCGGCATCGATCCGTGAGGGCGGCGACGGCATCCTGTACGTCACGCCGCCGGTCTCTCCTCCGGTCTCGCCGCCGAAGCTGCGGCTCACGGACGACCTCGACGGAACCGTCGTAGGTGTCTCCTCCCAGGTATCAAGGGACAAGGTGTATAACCGCGTCGTCGCGCGCGGCCAGGACGGGCACGACGAGGGCGCGCCCGCGTTCCAGGCGATCGCGGATCAGACGACCGGCCCGATGCGCACCGACGGCCCCTACGGCGTCGTCCCGCGATTCTTCTCATCGCCCCTCATCACGTCGCAGGAGCAGGCCCGCAAAACTGCGGAGGCCATGCTCGCCGAATCAATCCGCAGGAAAGTGAAAGTCCCTGTGGAGCACGCGCCGGACCCGCGCGTCGCGCTTGATCAGCCGATCGAGATCGTTACGCAGCCGGTCCTCGCGGCTGAGCCGAAAACCCTCTGGGGCCTCGTCACCGCATACGAAGTCCCCCTCACGTACAAGGGAACGCAGAAAACTGACGTGGAGGTGACGCTGTGACAGTGCGAGTCATGGACTTGATCTCCTCGACGCCGGATGATCTGCCGCCCCGGTACGGGTCGGACAGGTCGACGACGGCGATCGCTCGGATCGTCGACCTTGTCGAGGGAGGCCGCCAGCTCATCGTCTCTCTGTACGGCGGTACCGGGGTGCAGATCCCGGCGACCGCCGTCAACTGGCAAGGCGTGAAAACAGCGCACGTCCTCCTCGACCCGGACACGGGACGCCCGGTACATGCGCTCGGCCCTGCCCCGTCCCCCGAGGGGCCGCTCCCGGCGGTCCCAAAAACACCCGAGCCTAAGCCCGTTGCCCGGCACGCGGTGCTCACGCCACAGTGGATGGGCACCTGGACAACCGGCGGCTGGTCGAGGTACGGCGACGGCGGCGCATGGCAGGGCACCAACCCCGCAGGCCAGAGACTCCGAGGCCTTATCACCTACGGTCGACAGCTTGAAGCCCTCGGCACCATCACGATCACCCGGGCACTGCTCACCATCCGGCCCGCAACGTACGTCCCGCCGTGGTCGCTCGTGATCCAGCCTGCCGCCTACGCGGAGTCCGGGCCGCAGCCGACCGGCACAACGCAGACAATCACCGTCAACGCGCAGCAATCCCAGGTCGACATTACGGCCCTGGCAAAGACCCTCACGGCGGGGGCCGGGCTCGCGCTCGTTGGCACTGCATACGGCGGCATCACCAAGGGCGGCGCGAGCGCAGCCCTCACCATCGACTACACCGAAACACTCCCAGTCAAACCCACAGGAAGGCGCGCCCAATGAGCTACCAGGACCAGCGCGGACACAAGGTGCCATCCCCCACCGACCCGGCCCGCCGACAGGATCTCCTCGATCTCTCCCTCTCGATCCCCTCCTACAAGGCGTGCGCGTCCGAGACCGCCGCCTCCCAGTACGTCGCCGCGCTCGCGGGCGTGGGCCTCACGGCTTCTCCGGCGCAGCCTGTGTACGTGTGGCGTACCGATCTGAACGCGGTGCGTGTGTGGGATGGGCGTCGCTGGGCTGGAGAGTCGAACGTCCAGATGGAGCTGGGGGCTGTCGGCGATATGCCGGTCGGTTCTGGCCTGGGGACGGGAGTTCGGAACGGCATCATCAAGGCTGGCCGCGTCGCGATATCCAGCGCGGAGGTAGCCTTCGGCAACCTGTACATGCCGCGTGTGACGTTCCAGACGCCCTTCCCGAACGACTGCGTCTCGGTCGTCATCACGCCGCTGTACGGTTCCGGACCGGCGGGCTGGAACTTCAAGAATGGGCGCCAGTTCTGCATCGACGTGCTCGACAAATCCGGGTTCCGTCCGATGCTCCCCGGAGTGACCTCTGAGGAGCGCCACTCCTACTCGTGGGTAGCTTTCGGCTACTGATCCCACCATTTCTTTCATGCCCTCGGACAAGCCCGTCCGGGGGCTTTTCCATACCCGAAGAGGAGAAAACAGTGGAAACCAACATCGAAGAGCTTATGGCGTCGATGACACCTGCGACGGTAACGCCGCCCGACGTCGTCGCGCCGATCTACATCCCCTACGAGCAGACGGAGGCCGCGCGATGAGCATGACCGCACAGAACGTCCTCGCCTGGGCAGCGGGCGAAATCGGATATACGCGCTGGGACGATCCCGAGGAGGGATCGAAGTACGGTCGCTGGTATGCCCAAAAACACGGCGCGTACTACGGCACGTCCGGCGTGCCCTTCTGCGCGATGGGGGCCTCCTGGTGTGCGACCGACGAGGAGAAGAATTCCGTCCTGCCCGGCGGCGACTTCGCCTACGTCCCGTATGGTATCAACGCCGCCGCCCGCGAAGGCCGACTTGTCTCCCCGATGACTCAGGCCGCGCCCGGCGACCTGGTCTGTTTCGACTGGGACGACGACGGCATCGCCGACCATGTCGGAATTGTGGAGGCCAACTACGGTGGTTGGCTCCAGACAATCGAGTTCAACACCTCGTCCGGCGCTGCGGGCTCGCAGAGCAACGGCGGCGGCGTGTGGCGCCGCACCCGAGGCTGGGACTCGGTCTGCGCAGTCATCCGACCGCACTACGGCGACGCAACCACCGCCTCCGGTTACACCGACGTCACGGCGCTCCAGGCGGCAGTCGGCGCGACCGCTGACAACGTCATCGGCCCCGATACCACGAAGAGGATCTATGCCGTGGTCGCGGCCTCCAGTTGGGGCGGTCGCCAGTTCCCCTTCGGCATCGAATACGTCCAGTCCGTCATCGGTACGGAGCCTGATGGAGTCTGGGGCGATGCCTCGGACGAGGCGCACGACCGCGTCGTCGGCAACCTCCAGCGCGCCGTCGGCGTGGACGACGACGAGATCTACGGACCGGCGACCAACGCCGCGATTAACACCGCGCTCGCGGGTGCGGAGAAGGGGGAATGACAATGAATGATCTTCTGCTCGGGCTCCACACGGACCCGTTCATGACGACCGTCGTCGTCGGCCTTTTCTGGCCGATGGTTCAGGCTGCGTTGGACCGCCCGTACTGGACTCCGGCACGCCGTAAGGTTCTGCTGGCCGTCGTCGCGGTCGTCGTCTCACTCGCCGTCTGGGTGTCCGGGACGTATCCGGCGACCTGGCGTCTGCTCATCGCGCAGGCCGGCGTGTTCCTGGGCATCGCCTGGTCCGTGTTCCAGGTGCTATCTGCGATCCGTATCAACGGCGTGAGCCTCATTAACTGGGTCGGAGCCGTAACTCCCGGCGGTGAGTCTGTCGAGGAGGTTCGCGCCGCAGCTGATTCTGTTCCTTCTACCCGGGTAGTTGACGGGGCCGAGCTGGCCAGCCGTGACTGAGCTGCTCGCTGACCCGAAGGTGACAGACGCGCTCGCCGCGCTCGTCGTCGCGATCCTCGTCGCGATGACGGGCGTTGTCGCGCTGGCTGCGAGCCAGGTGCGCCGCTGGATGGACGCGAAGTTCGCACACGTCATTGCGGGAGTCGAGGAGGCCCGCGCCGCCGCTCGCTCAGCGGACGCGCAGGTCTCCAACGATCACGCGACCAACATCAGGGACGACTTGGACCGTGCGATCGAGACCGTACACGCTGTGTCGGACCAGATCGGAGAGCTGACCAGCCACGTCGGGACGCTCGCCGATCAGCTGGGCCGCGTCGAGACGACGCTGAGTAATCACGGGAGGAGCCTCGAAGCCGTCGAGTCTCGCGTCGGTCGGATCGACGAGCGGGGCGGTCGCATGGCTGAGGAGATCCACGACGAGCGCGTCGCTAGAGAGGCGGCGCAGCGCACAATCGACGAGCACTCGCACGACGCGCACGCGCGCCTGCACGAGCGCCTCGACAAACTCGAAGAGAAAGTGAACCAGCAGTGACGACCACCATTACTGGTGCTGTCGGACGGCTTGACGGAACACCAGAGCCGCAAGCCTATATCGTCGCCACGCTCGCGGGGACAGGCGAGAACTTCGCTGTCCTCGCGGGCGGGCCGGTCGCCCGACAGGCCGACGTGCGAGGACAGATCGTCCTCCCCCTCGACATCCGCACGGAGACGCAGGTGCATCTGCGTCTCGCGATACCGGGCCGCACGCTTCGCGAGGCGACCGTGACTCTGCGCCCGGGCGTTGCTTACGACCTGGCGCAGATCTTCTCCGGCGCCTCGTCGCCGACCCCCGCACCCGCTCCGGTCCCCGGTACGGGCGGCGTCGAGATCGCCGGAGACGGAGACACCCTCACCCTGAACGGCAAGATCTCCGGCGACGGAGACACACTCGAGATCGGAGCCTAAGCAATGGCCTCACGACCGACGCTCTACACCAAGCAGGGCACCGATAAAGCGATCGCCCGAGCGGTCGAACAACTCGCCACCAAGGCCGAGCTGGCCGGCTACGCGACGAAGTCGGAGGTAGCGACAGCCGCAGCCGGCGGCAGAGTCGACCTGACCGACTACGCGAAGAAGGCAGAACTGCGGGGCCTCGCTACGCGCGAGGAGCTGGCCGGCTACGCGACCACTCGCCAGGTGGCAGACCTCGCCTCCCGCGCCGACCTCACGGCCTACGCGACGAAGGACGAGGTCGTCGGAGTCGCCAAGCGTTCCGACCTGACGGGCCTCGCCACGAAGGCTGAGCTGTCCGGGTACGCGACGAAGGGCGACGTTGCGGGCGTAGCGCACGCCTCGGACCTGACCGGCCTCGCGACCAAGGCTGAGCTGCAGGCAGCGCTCACGGGTGTCGGCATCACTGTCGTCGCTACCGAGGCCGAAGCGCAGCGCCTGCCAGACGGCGCGTTGTACTTCCTCGCCGCTGCTGCGTCGCCCGCGCAGCCGCCGACCCCGACGCCCGGCCCCGCGCCCGCCACCGGCCCCTCCGTCGTTGCGCACGCCTCGGGCTCCGTCGTCGGCCAGACCATCACCGTGAAGGTCGACGGCAAGGCCGGAGACAAGATCATCCTGGGCATCAACGAGAAGGCGCAGGGCACGCGCGCGACAGCCAGCCTGCCCCAGGGTTGGACGACCCTCGTCGACCCGTACTGGGTCGGCACCATGAGCGCTACCATCGTCACCGGACCGTGGGCACCAACGATCACGATCAGCATGTCTCAGAACGCCGAGATCGGCTGGGCCGCAGCAGCCGTTCGCGGCGCCTCCACCATCCAGGCCGGCACCGTCAAAAAGAGGCAGGCCGAGCCGGTCGAGACCAAGACTTGCACGGCACCCGCGCTCGCGGGTGCGGGCCTCGCGCTCGGCTTCACTTTCGAGCGCACAAGCGCGGGCGAGTCATCCGAGCAGGTCACGGTGTCGGAGGGCTGGGAGAAGCTGGAATTCGCGGCTCAGGACGGTCTGAATTACCAGACTGTGACGCTCGCGAAGCGCACCGCAGGCTCTTCCGCCGACCTCATCGTGACCTACCCGAACGTACAGGGCTCTAACGGCCTCGGCGTGCAGGTGGTCGCTCGTGGCTGAACTGACGATCTATCGCCGTCGTCGCGTCGGCGGTGACGTGCCCGGAGTCGTCCGTCGCCGTCGTCGCGACGGAGGGGATCTTCTCCTGCGTCGACGTGAGGCGACAACTCCGGTCACGCCGGCCTCGACGGACATCGTCGAGCAATTTCTCAAGCAGCGGCCCTTCTACATCGCCCATAGGATGAGCGGTACGGAATATCCGGAATTCACGCAGCGGGGTCTCGATGCCTCGCTGCGGGCCGGTTTCAAGGCGCTGGAGATCTCGGTCCGGCTCTCCGCGAAGGGCCCGAACGGCGAGCCTGCCGAATTTGTCGCGATCCATGACTGGAAAACGACGAGAACCGTGCCGGGCACGGACCTGCCGATCTGGTCTACTCCCTGGGCAACGCTGCGGAACCTCCAGCAGGGCACGGGACCATTTATGCGCCTGCGGGATATTGTCGACCAAGTCCCGGATGACGTGGTCCTGGCTATCGACCACAAAACGACGTCGTCTGAGGACCAGCGGAATCCCGCTGATCTGCAGGCTGAGGAGATGCTCTTCGAGTATCTCGACACGGCGTTCGGCGGGCATCCCGAGCGCCGCGTGATCTGGAAAGTCTTTGCGAAGGGCACGAGCGCGGCGCGAGCGAAAGCGAGAGGCTATCGCACAATGGCAATGCTCTACCCCGCCGAAGTCCCCGCGGCGAACCTACAGCAATGGGATGTAATCGGCATGGAGTGGTCCGCGAGCGCGGAGGTGTGGAATCGCATCAACGCGGTCGGGCGTCCGACGATCGCGCACATCATCACGAACGAAGGCCAAGCCCGGGCCGCGCTCGAAAAGGGAGCAGCAGGCCTTATGGCATCGTTCCCGTCGCGGGTGCATCCGTAGCAGCTGAGAGGCCCCACCCGTGCCAGGGTGGGGCCTCTCTCGCTATTCAGGCTGACTCGCATACCGCTGTCGCTGGGAGCGGCTGACGGCTCGGAATGTCTCGTCGGTGCGGGCGTTGGCTGCTGCTTGTGGGTCGCGGGCGCGGGCGAGTCGAGCAAGGTTCTCTGGGCTGACTGCTCGTGCCCCTGTGCGCTCACGGAGGCTGGCGGCGATGAGCTTCGTTGAGCGGGGCAGCTCGTAGGCCTCGCGGTATTCGGCGGCGCTCATGCCGTGGGTACGCATGATGTGCGCGGCCAGGCTCAGGCAGGCTTTGCCGCACTCGTGGCAGATGAGCCGTCCCTCTTCGTCCTCTGTGATGCGTCCGTAGACCCCGGCGCCGACGGGCTGGCCGACGCGGGGTGCGGCCTCGTCGGCGTGCTTGCCGCGCGCCCGCTTGTAATGCATGAGGCAGAGCCCGTGTGAGATCGCGTCGCGGTCGCAGCCTGGGGCCGAGCATGTGGCGGCGGGAGTGCCTGGGGAGCGTATCCAGCGGCGCTGTGCAGCCCACGCCTCGACGGAGGCGATGCTCCACCAGTAGGCGTGCCCGACGCGGACGGGCCGTAGGCCCTCGCGGCGCATGGTCTGGCAGAGCTGAAGTACATCGCGCTTGACGCCGAGGAGGGCGGGCACCTCAGCGGTTGGCAGGTACCCGCGTTCGCGGGCTTCGGCTGTCGTCATGACGCCGTCTACGTCTTGGCGCATGGTGTGTCTCCTGGTGTGGGGGAAGGCCCCGGCCCCTTGTGGGGTCGGGGCCTTCTTCTTCTGTCAGAGTCCGAGGCGGTCGATGATCTCGTCATCGATGTCGGCGAGCACCGACAGGATCTCGCCGACGAAGGCTTCGCTGGGATCGAGATTCACAGCGGCGCACTCATCGCGCAGCGCCTGCATCTTATCGGCGGGCAGATCGTCGTCGCTGTACGAGACCTCGACGGTGTGAACAGTCATGCACGATTCGAGAACCTCAAGCGCGGCAGTGTATTCGCCTCCAACAGCCGCCCCGAGGCCCTCAAGAAGGGCATCGCCGAATTCACGCCCCTCCTCGTCATCCCACAGGCCCTCGAAGTTCTTGCGCATCCACGCCTCTTCGGCGTCGCAGCCGCACGAGGTGAGGATGAGCGAAGCGTTCGGGGTGAGGGGGCTGTTGTCGTCGGTCACGTAGGTGATGGTGTCGGTTTTCATGATCTTGTCTCCTTCGTTGAGGTTCGGGGGGCTTATTCCCTCCCGATGCATTAACTATACATCGTTCCCGACGTATAGTGCAAGTAGGGTTGAATGTGATGTGCGCTACCTGGTGAGGTCGGTGCGCGCTCCCTGCCCGGGGCGCGACGCCTGCCATGCGTCGATGGTCTCAGGTGCCCAGCCACGTAGGGGGCCGGACGGCGTCGTGATGACGACATCTGCGTCGGGCATGAGGTCTTTGAGAATGTAGGAGCGAATGGTAGGGACAGTGAGGCCGAGGCGCTCGGCCACGGCGGCAGTCCCGAGGTACTCGGTAGTCATGAATAGTCCTATCAGTCGTAGGGGGAGACAATCTCGACGGGAATGTCATCGTCACTGAGGAGCTGGAAGGCCCGCCCGACGCAGGCGCGGTAGGACGCGATGGGCAGGCGCTGCGCCCAGCGCGTGTGCTGCTCGTAGTCTGCCTGCGTCGAATAGGCAATCAGCGCGGTCGGTAGACTACGGACAGTCTCGTCCTCATCCTCGATGGGCGCGAGCAGCTCATCGAGACACTCGAGCGCGGCATCCTCAAGAGTACCGAGGGCCATATGGATACCGAGAGGGTCGCGCGGCTCGCTCTTGCCGATCTCCCAGGACCGGACGGTGCCCTCATTGACGTCGAAGATTTCGGCAAGGTCGGCGCGACTGAGGCCGAGGGCTTCGCGTCGACAGCGCAGACCAACGGGCGTGAGTAGATTGCGGGGCATTGCGCCTCCTTCTTCTGTGGTGTGGGGAGGCCCCGGAGCGTGTACCCCGGGGCCTCCTATAGTGTCAGTCGAGGAACTTCTGGACGTCGCCGCCGATCTCCTCGAGGACGGTCAGCGTCTCCCAGACGTCGGCGTAGCCGTCGGTGAGAGCCTGCGATTCACACTCGGCGGCGAGGGCGTTGTAGATGCCGTCGCGCCCTCCGTCGAATACGTTGTACTCGCCGAAAACGCGGTCCTCGTCGGCCTCGGTATAGGCCAGAGGCAGGTCGGTGACGGTGAAGCCGTTGGCGTCGAGCAGTGCGCGGTCCTCGCCGCTCATACGGACGGCGGCTTCAATGAGGGCTTCGCGCAGCTCCTCGATCTCTCCACCAGGAAGGCTCTTCTCGAACCACTCCTCAGCGGTCTCGCGCTGACCATCGACGATGAGGTAGCGAGCGAAGCGGTCGGCGCTGTCGGCAATGTAGGTGACGGTGGACATTTCTGATCTCCTTTGTTGAGGTTCGGGGGGCTTGTTCCCTCCCGATGCATTAACTATACATCGTTCCCGACGTATAGTGCAACCTGGAATGAATGTGATCTACAAAACAGTATCAGGTGAGGACGTGCGAGTCCATCCGCGACGTCAAGGCCGCGTCGCGCTCGCGGGTCGCATGCTGATAACGCAGCGCAACATCGACGTCGCTGTGCCCGCCACGGTGAAGCAGCTCAGCGAGAGTCGCGCCCTGCTGCGCAAAAATCGTGAGGCCTGTATGCCGCAGGTCGTGGAACTTGAACCACGGGATGCCCGCATCCTCCCTCGCGCGCTCCCAGGCTCCGCGCAGGCTATTAGGGTGCAGGGGCAGGCGCGGGGACCGCTCGGAGGATAGGATCCAGGCCGTGCCTGCAGGCTCGACGTAGGACTCAAGGTGAGTGCGCAGCGCGGGGACCAGCGACGCGGGTATGACGACCTCGCGCACGCCGGCTGCGCTCTTCGGCGGCAGCTCGACCGGCCCCTCCCCTGCTAGATACTGCACCTGTCGCTCGATCCGGAGCGTCGCGGGCATGGAATCGAGATCAAGATCGCGGCGCTGCAGGCCGGTCAGCTCTCCGAGCCTCGTCTGACACCAGGCCGCAAGCAGGACGGCGATGCGCAGGCGCGCCGGCATGGCGTCGGCGGCGGCTCGGACCTCCTCGGGCGTCGCGACCTGCCGCTCGCGCTCGCGGACGGGCCGATGCTTCTGCCCCTCGGGAACCTTGCACGGACTCGCTGCGATGAGACCGGCCTTCACCGCGGCGTTCATACAGGTCGACAGCGTCATATAGAGAGGTCGCACGACACCCGGGCCTTTGGCCTGCCAGACTCCCTGATACCAGGAGTCGACATCGTCGACGCTGATCGCCCCGAGAGGCTTCACGCCGAAGGTCGGGACGAGATGCCGCATCCGATAGGTGTGCGTCTGAATAGTCTGAGGCGTGCGACCCAGTCGCTCGAGCGACGCAAGCCACCTCTCCGACCACGCCGCGAAGGTCATCGCCGCCCGCTCGGCGGCGATCTCCTGCGCCCGCTCGCGCTCGCGGTTTTCCTTGGGACTGGTCCAGGTGCCCTCGCTGATCTCGGCCTCGACGTGTGCGAGGAAGGCGCTCGCGTCGGCTTTTCGGACGAAGGATCTGCCGGCGGTGTACTTGCCGCCGTCCGGCCCTGTGTATCGGACCTCGAAGCGTCCGCTTCGGGCCTTCCTGATTGAGCCGAAGGCTCGCCGTCCGCTCATGTCTGCCTCCTCGTCGGGGAAGTGGCGCAGCATCTTTTTCCACTGTGTGCGCCACACGTGCGCCACTGACAATGCTATACCCTGACGCATTCTGATATATAGATGAGCGTGTGGGCAAGCGACGAAAAGCAGGTGAGAACAACGAAAACCCCGGAATCTCAATGAGACTCCGGGGCGTGTGTGGAGATGGGGGGAATCGAACCCCCGTCCAATGGCCGGCCCCGAATTCTTCTCCGAGCGCAGTCTACGGTTTTATTTCTCAGCCCCCAGCATTGCGTAGACACACCGCCGGATAGGCTCAGTTGATTAAGTGTCGGAGGCACCCCACCAACATGGGCGACTCCCAGTGGCTCCCTAGACGACGCCAGACACCGGGCCGGAAGCAACTCCCGGGCTGACGG